CACGCAACAACTAGCAGCCCCAATTCAGATCAATCAATAGATAAGGTAAGAGAACACATAAGGGAATAACACAATGCTAAACAGATTCAAGTCCCATCGAATAGGTGCATCACTCTTTCCCACTTAACATAATAAATAGCAGAGTACTTTACTACTTAACATAACGTGGCAAGGGTAAACCCTGATAGGGTAAACGAGTAGGTGGAAACCCTTAGGTAGAAACCCTAGGTGGTGAGATGTATGGGGGGGGAGGGGGTGGGTTGGGTTGGTAGATATTTGTGTACCCGCCCCCATTCTGAAAAAGCTAAATGAAAGGTAATATGGAAACGACTCTGAAACGAGGAAGAGGAAGACCAAAAGGAAGCGTCAAGATGACCATACAGAGGTTTGCTGACAATCCACCCCTTGTACTACCTAAGACAGACCATCAACGTCTGAAGGAGCTTAAAGAGCTGATGATTAGGAGTGGAGGTAAAGATGTGGCTCAGAAGGTTATTGAGATAGCCCTTAATGATGAGCATCCTCACCAGTTGGTAGCTTTGAAGATGTGTCTTGATAGGACTCTTCCTGTGAGCCTGTTTGAGAAAGACAAGTCTCAGAGAAGTGCTGTAACCATCAATATCACTGGTTTAGGGCAAGAACCAACAATAATTGACACCTCTGAACAACCTGAAGATGTAGAGGCTAAGTATGGCTGATCTGAACTTTTCTTTACTTCCTTGGCAACAAGAGGTATTTAAAGATACGACTAGGTTTAAGGTTGTGGCTGCTGGGCGTAGATGCGGTAAGTCCCGTATGGCGGCAGTTACCCTACTGATTGAAGGACTCAAGTGTCCACAAGGCTCTGCTGTTCTTTATGTGAGTCCAACTATGGGGCAATCAAGGCAGATTATCTGGGACTTACTGCTAGACCTTGGTAGAGAGGTTATTCAGTCCTCCCATGTAAATAATCTAGACATTACCCTGATAAACGGAGCAAGAATCTACGTCCGTGGTGCTGATAGACCTGATACTCTTCGTGGCGTTAGCTTGACCTATGCCGTTCTCGATGAGGTTGCTGACATAAAACCTGAAGCATGGGAACAGGTCATAAGAGCGAGTTTGTCTGATAAACGGGGTAGAGCACTCTTTATTGGCACTCCAAAGGGGAGAAATTGGTTCTATGACACCTTCAAACTAGGAGAGTCAGAAGATGATCCTGATTGGAAGTCATGGCACTTTACGACTGCTGATAACCCCTTGATTGACCAAGCAGAGATAGATTCCGCTAAAAAGACCCTGAGTTCCTTCGCTTTTAAGCAAGAGTTTATGGCTTCGTTCACCAATGCGGGTTCTGACATCTTTAAGGAAGAGTGGATCAAATACGGGGTAAAGCCTGAACATGGAAGCTATTACATTGCTGTTGACCTAGCGGGATTCGAGGAAGTTGCCAAACAAGCAGCAAATGCTAAGAAGCGTCTGGACGAGTCTGCTATCTCGATAGTGAAGGTTACAGACGATGGAAAGTGGTTTGTTGAGAAGATTGAACATGGGCGTTGGGACATCCGAGAGACCGCTTCTAAGATATTGATTGCTATCAGGGACTACCGCCCTTTGAGTGTTGGTATAGAGAGGGGGGCGCTAAAGAACGCTGTTTTGCCCTATCTTTCGGACTTGATGCGAAAGAACAACACTTATGCTCACATCATAGATTTGACCCACGGGAATAGAAAAAAAGCAGACAGAATCATCTGGGCTTTACAAGGTAGGTTCGAGCATGGCAGAATTGTGTTAAATTCGGAAGAAGATTGGGATGAGTTTGTAGACCAGTTAATCCTGTTCCCTGCTCAAGGAGTCCATGATGACTTGCCTGACTCCCTCAGTTACATTGACCAACTTGCTGTCACTTCGTATATGGAAGAAGATGACTCCGAGGAATGGGAACCAGTAGATATTATTAGCGGGGTATAAGATGGAATATCAAGAACCAACCGAGTCCGACAAGGAAATAGTTAACTTTGTTGTTAACCATTGTGATCGTTGGAGAGATTGGAGAGATGTTAACTGTCTTGATGATTGGTTAGAGTACGAGAGAATCTTTAATGGTGAATGGGATGCCCAAGACAAGACAAGAGACTCTGAGCGTAGCCGTATCGTTACACCTGCCACACAACAAGCCGTAGAAACACGCCATGCCGAGATCATGGAAGCCATCTTTGGTCAGGGAGAGTTTTTTGACATTCAAGATGATATTCGTGATGTCAATGGTAGCCCCCTAGATGTTGCTGCTATCAAAGCACAACTCATGGAAGACTTTAAAGTAGATAAGATTCGCAAGTCTATTGACCAAATTGAGCTACTTGCTGAACTTTATGGTACGGGTATCGGTGAGATTGTTGTCAAAACAGAGAAAGTCTTTGTTCCGTCTACTCAGGCTATACGTGGTCAAATTGGGCAAGCCGCTATCGGAGTGGTAGAAAAAGACCGAATTGCGGTCAAGATTGTTCCTGTTAATCCCCGTAACTTTTTATTTGACCCCAATGGAACATCTATTGATGACTGTATGGGTGTGGCTATTGAGAAGTATGTCTCCATCCATAAGATCGTAAAAGGTCAAGAAGATGGTATCTACCGCAAGGTAAAAGTCGGTACAGACTCTATGGATACGGATTTAGAGCCTACCCAAGAAGTCTCCCAGTACGAAGATGATAAAGTTAAACTTTTGACCTACTATGGTCTAGTTCCTAGAGAATATTTAGACCAAGTTGAGAATGATGGCTCTGAGGTAGAAGACCTGTTTCCTGATGACAGTATTCAAGATGAGTATTCCGATCTGGTTGAGGCTATTGTCGTAATTGCCAACGATGGTGTTCTTTTGAAGGCAGAAAAGAACCCATACATGATGAAGGATAGACCTATTCTTGCCTATCAGGATGATACAGTTCCTAATCGCTTGTTGGGTCGTGGTACTGTTGAGAAGGCTTACAACTCACAAAAAGCTATTGATGCCCAAGTTCGTAGCCACTTAGATTCACTTGCTCTGACAACTAGCCCAATGATGGCTATGGATGCTACCCGTTTACCACGGGGTGCTAAGTTTGAAGTAAAGCCAGGCAAAGCTATCCTGACAAATGGCAATCCCAATGAGATTCTGTTCCCGTTTAAGTTTGGCAATACTGATGGTTCTAATTTGACAACTGCCAAAGAGTTTGAACGTATGCTTTTGATGGCAACAGGTACTCTTGACTCTCAAGGAATGGTTACTGCCGTTGCAAGAGATTCTGGTCAGGGTGGTATTTCAATGGCTACTGCCTCGATTATTAAGAAATACAAGCGTACATTGGTGAACTTTCAAGAGGATTTTATGATCCCCTTCATCACCAAAGCCGCCTACCGCTATATGCAGTTTGATCCAGAGCGTTACCCTACTGTGGACATGAAGTTCATTCCTACGGCAGCACTCGGTATTATTGCTAGAGAGCATGAGCAACAGCAGTTTATTGCCCTTTTGCAGACTCTTGGCCCTAATACACCTGTTTTGCCTATCATTTTGAAGGGCATCATGGCTAATTCTTCCTTGTCAAACAGGTTTGAGTTGATTGAGATGCTAGATAAGATGTCTCAGGCTGATCCACAAGCCCAACAAGCACAGCAAATGCAACAACAATTGGCTATGCAACTAGCACAAGCACAGATTGCTGTCCAAACCTCACAGGCAGAGCAAAATAAAGCAGAGGCTCAGAAGTTTTTGACTGAAGCTCAGTTGATGCCTATTGAATTACAGGCTAAGAGCATGGCGGCTAACACCAAGAACCTTCCTAATGACGATGCTTTGGCTTCACGAGAGTTTGATAAACGGGTCAAGATTGCTGAATTGATGCTAAAAGAGGCTGATATTAAAAATAAGGCTAAGATTGTTGAAAAACAAATGACCAAACAATGAATCCAGAACTTCAAACCTATTATGAAGAGAGATTTTCCATGATGGCTACCCAAGGGTGGCGAGAACTAATGGAAGATGTTGACAAGATGATAGAACCTTTGAATAATATCTCAACAATTGCAGACGAAAAAAGTCTACAATTCAGAAAAGGTGAGTATTCAATACTAATTTGGCTGAAGAACTTGAAACAAGTCAGCGAAAGAGCATTTGAGGACTTAAATGAGAAGAATGTATGAATTTGCCTGTAAAAACGGGCACAAAACTGAGAGATTTGTTGATTATGAGTTAACAAGTTTCGTATGTGAATGCTTTGAGGAATCTCATCGCATTTTATCTGCGCCAACTTTTAAGCTAGAAGGGTGGTCTGGAGCGTTTCCATCATCGCATGGAAGGTTCGAGAAAAACCATTTAGATAGGTTAAAAGCCGAGCAGAAACTCAACTCATAAGCAATTATGCCGAGTTGAATCTCCTACAACCGATTGACGGCAGGAAAAGGAAAAAAGTATGTTGATTGACAATGACAAAGAAGAGTTGGGCGAGTTAGAGGCAGAAGAGCAGAAGGCAAAGCCTACTTCAGAGCTTCCTGAACTTTACAGGAACAAAAGCCTTGAAGATGTTGTGAAGATGCACCAAGATCAGGTATTGATGATTGGTCGTCAAGCACAAGAAGTAGGCGAGGTCAGAAAGTTAGCCGATGAACTCATCAAACAGAACCTTGGTTCACGACAACAGACTAGACAGGAAGAGCCTGAAGTAGATTTCTTTGAGAATCCACAGAAGGCAGTTCAAAGGACAGTTGATAATCACCCAGACATTATGGCTGCGCGTCAAGCAACGCTAGAATTGAAAAGGTCACAAGTTCAACAAAGGTTAGCAAATCAACATCCCGATTTTGGAGAAATTGCCAAAGATCAGGATTTTGCAAATTGGGTGAAGTCTAGCCCTATTCGCATTAAAATATTTGAGAATGCTGATGCTGGATATGATTACGACTCGGCCAATGAATTGCTATCTACCTATAAGCAAATTCGTAGCGTAAAGAGTAAGCAAGTAAGTGATGCGGAAGAAGTATCACGCAAGCAAACTCTAAAGGCTGTTGGAGTTGATACAGGTGGTTCTGGTGAATCATCAAAGAAAGTATATCGAAGGGCTGACCTTATTCGGCTGAAAATGCAAGACCCGAATAGATACGATGCTTTAAGTGATGAAATCATGCAAGCATACGCAGAAAAACGGGTTCGTTAAAATTTGTTTTAGGAGATTTAATCATGGCATATCCAACACCAGCGGTAACAGTAACCACCGCAGCAACGTTCATTCCAGAAATTTGGAGTGATGAAATCATAGCCGCATACAAGAAAAATCTTGTTTTGGCTAACATCGTAATGAAGATGAACTTCAAGGGCAAGAAAGGTGACACTGTTCACATTCCCGCCCCTACTCGTGGTAACGCTACAGCAAAATCGGCATCTACTGCCGTTACTCTGATTGCCGATACTGAGACAGAAATTCAAGTCTTGATTAACAAGCACTTTGAATATTCACGTTTCATTGAGGACATCGTTGAAGCACAAGCCTTGAATAGCTTGCGCCAGTTCTACACTGCCGATGCGGGTTATGCGCTTGCCAAGCAAGTAGACACCAGCTTGATCCAATTGGGTCGTGCATTCAATGGTGCTACTGTTGGTACTAACGACTACGCAACTGCTACTGCCACGAGTAAAGCGTTTATTGGCGGTGATGGTACTACTGCTTATAACAGTTCTACATCTAATGCTTCTGCATTGACTGATGCCGCTATCCGTAGAACCATTCAACGTTTGGATGACAACGATACTCCTATGGACAATCGTTTCTTTATCATTCCTCCTTCAAGCCGCAATACGTTGATGGGTCTTTCCCGTTACACGGAACAGGCTTTTGTGGGTAATGGTAATGCAATCCGTACTGGTGAAATCGGTCAACTGTATGGTATCCCTGTGTTTACATCTAGCAATGCTGATACTGGTGCTGGTAACTCCACCACTGATCGTATCTGCTTGATGGGTCACAAGGACGCTATGGTTCTGGTTGAGCAAATTGGTATCCGCTCACAAACACAGTACAAGCAAGATTACCTTGCTACTTTGTTTACATCTGATACTTTGTATGGTGTTGCCGCACTTCGTGCAGCCGCCTCCACTGGTGCAGCTTTGTCTTCTAGCGCATATGCGTTAGCAGTTCCAGCCTAATAGTTGCCTTTTCCCCTCGCCTTAATCGGTGGGGGGATTTTTTACATCAAGGAGATTTATTATGGCAGCAGCAACAGCAGTAGTTTCCCGTAGGGGAAATGACCAGTTCCGTGGTCTTTTTTCGGATACTTGGTCTGTAACAGCAACACTTAACGCATCATCTTTAACGGATGGCGTTGGTGAGACAAACACCATTGCAGTGCCTGGTGTGAAGCTAGGCGACATTGTGTTGAACATCAGTATGGGCGTGGATGTTTCTGGCATCTCAGTTACACCTTATGTCTCAGCAACAGATGTTGTCTCTATTCGTTTCCAAAACGAATCAGGCGGCACTTTGGACTTGGCAAGCACAACAGTCAAGGCGGTTGTAGTTCGTTTGGTATGATAAAAGGGGGCTAATACCCCCCTTTTTTTGGAGTTTTTATGGCTACTTTTCGTTGTTTACAGTCTGGTACTTTAGTCACTTTTACTTATCAACACGATATTGATAGCATGAAAGGTCATCAAGGATACGTCCGAGTTGATGAAATTCAAACTCTTGCAAAACCTCAACAAGCACCTGTTAAGAAGATAGGTCGCCCAAAGAAAGTAGCAAATGTCGGAAATTGATCCAAGAGAATTCGGTAAGTTAGAGGCTCAAGTGGCCTCCTTGCAAGCCGAGGTATCCGCTATGCGTGATGACATTAAAGCCCTCCTTGAGATGGCTAATAAGTCTAAGGGCGGTATGTTTGTGGGAATGGCGATTGCCAGTGTCATTGGCGGTTTCATTTCTTTTATTGCAACAAAATTAGTTCGATAGGAAAAAATCATGATGCACAAAAAATCTAAAATGTCTGACTCTAAGATGCCTAAAAAGGACTCCAAAAAAGGGATGCCTTTGACAATCATGATTGCTGTTGGCAAGCCCAAGATGCGAGCTATGCCAGAGCGTGGCGGTCGCACAGCTACCAACATGATGAAAAAATCTTCAAGGGGTAAATAATGTCATCTTTATCTTCTCCAGTAACACTTCTCAGTGCTGTTGTTGCAACTGGTGCATCAAGAGCAGTTCAGAACGATGGCGGTCAACCCGCATTTCTGCAAGTTGTAGGCATCACAACAGCTACTGTTGCACTCCAAGGCAGTCTTGACGGGACAACCTATGCAACGATTGGCACAGCATTAACTGCTGACGGCATCATAACCATTGCAAATGCTCCAAATTATTTAAGAGCCAATTGCACAGCGTACACCAGTGGAACGATTACAGCCAAAATCTTGTACTGATATGAAAACCAAAGCCCAAAAAAAGATTAGCAAAGTAATGACTGAGTTTGGCAAGGGCAAGCTGAAGTCTAGCGGTTCTAAGGTCGTCACAGACCCAAAACAGGCTTTGGCTATTGCTTTGTCAGAAGCTGGAAAAGCTAAAAAGAAATGAAAACCAAGTCCAAGGTAAACCAAGCAAAGGTATATACAAAACCTACGATGCGTAAAGCCTTGTTTGAAAAGATCAAGGCGGGAACTTCTGGCGGTGATCCAAACGAATGGTCTGCCAGAAAAGCACAACTTCTTGCGAAAGAATACAAAGCCAAAGGCGGGGGTTACAAAACATGAGCAAAGACAAAGCGCATTACACGCCTGATGGCAAGCTGTACAAAGGTGAAACCCACAAGGTCGGCACTAAGCTGATGACGGGTGCTAAACACACGCCAGCAAGTAAGACTTTGAGTCACACCCCTGCAAAGCAAAAGAAATGAAAAACCCACAGCAGTCCCTGAAAGATTGGGGGAAACAGAATTGGCGCACCAAGTCTGGGAAACCCTCCTCTCAAACTGGCGAAAGGTATTTGCCGGAAGAGGCAATCAAGTCTTTGTCTGCACAAGAGTATGCGGCAACCACAAAGGCCAAGCGCAAGGGAACTGCATCTGGGAAGCAGTTTGTAAAGCAGCCCAAGTCAATTGCACAAAAAACAGCAAAATTTAGATGAGGTAGATATGAAGAGTCCTGCTTGGCAAAGAAAAGAAGGAAAATCTGCCTCTGGGGGCTTGAATGCCAAAGGAAGAGCATCGTATAATGCAGAAACAGGTGGCAATTTAAAACCACCAGTAAAGTCGGGCGATAACCCTCGAAGGGCCTCCTTTCTCGCACGAATGGGCAATATGCCTGGGGCTGAGATGAAAGACGGAAAGCCAACAAGACTTCTACTTTCTCTTAATGCTTGGGGCGCATCATCCAAGGAAGAAGCTAGGCAAAAGGCTGCAGCTATCTCAAAGAGGAACAAGAAGTGAGACCAATATCAGTTAGTTCAAACCCAGTAGCTAACACGCTGACAACCTTGTACACAGTCCCCAAGGGGTACTACGCAAGGGTGGGTCTGATTCACGCCAACAACGCTACTGGCTCAAACAAGCACGTTACTTTTGATTGGGTTGACACTAGCGCAAGCGTTACTGTGAGCGTAATTTACCAATACACAATTGCTTCCAAAACCTCCTTGTCATTTGGTTTGCCTTACTACTTTGTCATGGAAGAGGATGACATTTTGAAGGTAACAACTGAGTCAGGGTCAACAATGGGAGTTGTTGCAACATTTGAAATTGAAGGGTCACAAAGAACATGACATACCTTGAATTAGTCAATGACGTTCTCATTCGATTGCGTGAGTCTTCAGTTACAACTGTTGGCGAAACAACCTACTCCTCTTTGATCGGCAAGTTTGTCAACGATGCCAAACGTCAAATTGAGGATTCTTTCAATTGGAATGTTCTCAGCACGACAGTAACTATCACAACTGTTGCAAACACACATTCTTACTCAATGACAGGTGCAGGTCAGAAGTTCCAAGTCAATGATGCAATCAACAATACATCAGATGTGGGTCTAAAAAACATCTCTTTTGTTCGTATGAATCGGAATTTGAACTTTGGAACTCCTGCTACGGGTGTACCTGCTGAATATGCGTTCAATGGAGTAGATGCGTCTGGAGACACAAAAGTGGAGTTGTATGCCATCCCAGATGCTGTTTACACCATCCAGTTTGATTTGGCTGTGCCGCAAGCAGCTCTGTCAGCAGACGCTACGTCTGTCAAAGTCTTAGATTACTTGGTTGCTCAAAGTGCTTATGCAAGGGCTTTGATCGAGCGTGGTGAGGATGGCGGGACTGCCTCCTCCGAAGCCT